AATGACGTTTACTGCTGATGCAAAAGGCACAGCAGGTAACTCGATTACTACGGTTGCAACAATGGTAAACGGTGCGTTTGTAGCGGCTACGTTGACAGGCGGAACAGCAGGCACGGTAGGCGACCAATGGGCTACGTTAGTAGATGCAAGTTATTTGTATGTTGCGATTGCGGCTAACACAGTAGCAGATGCAAACTGGCGCAGAGTAGACTTGGGCGCAGTGTATTAAGGAGGGTTAAGCCGTGAAAGTAAGTGAAATAACAGCCGAGTTAGTCGCTAGTTATTTGCGACTGGACTTTACAAACATGACCACAGCCGAAAAGACAGCGCTTGAAATGCTTATAGACACGGCTAAAACCTATATCCGTAAGTATACGGGCATCAAAGAGCAGACGATCACTGGCGAAGTTGTCGGGTACGGTGACGGTGAGGAAACAAGGTTTAAGACCGTATTGCCGCATATCCCGGGTGCAACTTCTAAAATTTATGCCGATGAAGTTGAGTTGACCGAAACTACAGATTACACGCTAGACGATACAACCGGTGATATTGTGATGGTTGAAGCACCGGATGCGAATGTTGAAATCACAGCAGATTATGCGACAGGGCTTGACGCTTATAACGATTTTGTTATAGCTGTGTATGTGCTTACACAAGATATGCACGACAACAGGACGCTGTACATTGACAACACAAACGTTAACAAGGTTGTTGAAACTATCATAGGTATGCACAGCGTTAACTTGATTTAGGAGGTAGCGGCATGAATGTTAATCCGGGGAAGCTAAACAAAAAAATACAGTTTTATACCGTTACTAATTCTACGGATGCGGATGGTTTTCCTTCAACTTCCAACACGTTGTTTTATTCGTGCATGGCGCAGTTTTCACGGACTAGCGGAACGGAGCTAATAAAATCTGCTGCGAATTTTGCAGAAACAAAGGTTAGGTTTTTAATCCGGTATACGACAAAAGCGATTACGCGCAAGATGATTATTAAGTATGCAAGTGTTGATTATCAAATCGACTATATCAACAATTACGAAGATGGAAACCAATACATGGAAATTATAGCGTATCGGATAGGGGTTGATTGATTTGGCATTCATGGAGTTTAAGTTACCGCCGGAATATGACAAGATGATGAACAATTTAAGTAATTTATACGATGAAGTGAGTGAAGACATGCTTAATGCTGCATCTAGGGTTGTTGTTGGAAATTTAAAAGGCACAAAGTTTGGTAAATACATCAAAATCAAAAAGCCTAAAAAGAATCAGTACGGTTGGTTTTCTCAAGTGCAATTTAAAGGCAAAACGTCAAGCGGAACAAAAGCAGCAATTGCCGCAACTGTGTATGAGTTCGGACGCGGAGGCAGAGCACCACAACCAGCACGCCCAGAAATATTGCAAAAAGTAAAATCATCCGAGGATGCGGCTGTTAAAGCAATGCAAACGGTAATGGAGGCGAAGCTTAATGAGTATAAATAGTAGTGTAATAACGGCTCTAACTTCAATAGGTTTGCCAATCCAAACAGGAATGTACACGGGGGCCGCGCTTAACTACATTGTGTTGGTTCCTTTGGGTGAACGAAGCGAAGACATAGCGGATGATTCAGACATAACAGAAACCGAGGACATATATATAAACTTGTATTATGTCGGGAACTACATATCAACAAAAAACAGTATCAAAAGTTCGTTGAAATCATCGGGCTTTTTTATTGCAGATAGTAACTATATCGAACTCGACGAGGAAACAGGGCAACATCATTATGTTTTCACAGTCGAGAAAAAAACAATTTTATAAGGAGGTATAAACATGGCAAATAAAGTTAAGTATGGCCTAAAAAGTGTATATTATTCTGTGCTGACGGAAGGAACGCCAGATTCTTACGCAACACCAGTGGCAATACCCGGAGCGGTGAATGTTGCGTTGTCGCCTGTGGGAGATTTGACAACTTTTGTTGCAGATGACATTGAGTATTTCGTAAACCAATCAAACAACGGGTACGATGGAACGCTTGAGGTTGCATTGCTGGCAGAATCGTTTTTTGAGGACGTTATGGGTGAAACCGAAGATACGAAAGATGTTGTTTTCGAGAAATCGACAGCAACGCCAAAGCACTTTGCGTTGTTGTTTGAGTTTACGGGCGACTCTAACCAGATTCGGCACTGTATGTATAAGTGTTTGGCGACTCGCGCAAACATCGAAGGTAGTGCGACAACAAGCAAAGAGATCAAGACTGTAACGCTCAATTTGACAGCGCGCCCGAATAGTGGCGGATATGTTAAAGCCAAGAGCAAATCAACAACGGATAGTACTGTATACTCTAACTGGTACACAGCTGTCCAGATATTTGTGTCAGGTGAATAAACTATGGAAAAAATTATTAAAATAGACGGAAAAGAAGTGCGGTTGAAATCCTCAGCCGCACTTCCTTTAAAGTACAAAGCGCAGACAGGAAGAGATGTCTTTTCTGATCTGGCAAAGATGGAAAAAATCACTGGGAATAAAGAAGGCATGTCGGTGCTTGATACAGAAGCTTTTTTTAACATCATTTGGGTGTTAGCTAAATGTGCTGATTCGTCAATTCCGCCAGTCATTGAGTGGGTTGATTCGTTTGAAGCATTTCCAGTGTTTGAGATTTTCGAAGCTGCGGGCGAACTTATAACGTTTTCAATGGGTACGACACAAAAAAACGCGGTAGCGGCGACGGACTAATAACAACAATTGAGTATATGTCAGCAGTACTTAATATGGGGTTAACTGTCGTCGATTTGGACAGCTTGACTATGGGCATGGTTTTTGACCTTGTCTTTTTTAGATCGTCAGAAGATAACGAACACGAAGCAACGCAAAAAGACTTTGACAGTTTTTAGGAGGTAGCACATGGCTTATCGAATAGGACCGACACTAGCTGTTGGCGGAGAAAAAGAATATACTGCCGCAATGAAGCGTGTACGCGAAAGCATGAAATATGTGCAATCTGCTGCAGCTGCCGCAACCTCCGTATATGCAAGGAATGATAAATCTGTTGAAGCTCTTACGACGCGAAACGAAAGTCTTAAAAAAGCGTTGAAGATACAAGCGGATGCAGTGAAAGAGACTAGCAGTGCGCTTAAACGCATGACTGATGATGGTGTTGACCCGTCCTCTACTGCTTACAAGCGCATGGAGGCAAACCTTGATAATGCTAAGGCCTCTCTTAATACAACAAGTCGCGAAATCAAAGAAAATAAAGACGCAATGAAAAAACAAGGCGAGGCAGCTGATAAAGCGTCAGACAAAACGGGGAAATTCGGGGCAGCTGTAAAAAAAGCTGGCATAGCGGCTGGCGTCGCTGCGGTTGCTGTTGGAGCGGTTGCGATAGCCTTTGGGAGAAAGGTCGTTCAACAGTTTGGCGAATTAGAGCAGAACTTAGGAGGTTCAGAAGCGGTATTCGGTAAATATGCAGAATCGATACAAAAGACAGGAGAAGATGCATACAAGAACCTTGGTTTATCACAAAGCGACTACCTCGCGACCGCAACAAAAATGGGCGCATTGTTTCAAGGCTCTGGCATGGAACAACAAGAAAGTCTTAATATGACCGAGAAAGCCATGCAACGTGCAGCTGATATGGCATCGGTTATGGGAATTGAGCAATCGGCAGCTATGGAAGCAATTACGGGAGCAGCAAAAGGCAACTATACCATGATGGATAATCTTGGTGTAAAGATGGACGATACAAGCATTAAGGCGTATGCAATGGCTAACGGATATAAGGGAGCGTGGGCAGAAGCTTCAAATGCCGATAAAGCGCAATATGCAATGCAAATGTTTTTTGATAGTACGTCACAGTATGCGGGTAATTTTGCGCAAGAATCTACGCAGACAATTAGCGGATCGATGGGGCTTATGAAGGCCGCAACAAGTTCATGGATTGCTGGGCTTGGTAACGCTGATGCTGACATGACCAATTTAACCGAAAATATGGTTGATTCATTCGGCGCGGTTATAAAAAATATAGTTCCGATAATTGAAAACATTGTATCCGCATTGCCTCGAGTGATAGAGGGCATTATACCGGCGCTTGGTGGTTTGTTACCGTTGTTATTAAAAACAGTGGCAAATTTGTTTACGCAAATACTGTCAGCGCTTATAAACTTGTTGCCGACTCTAATTCCTATAGCCGTAGATGCAGTATTAACAATAGCAGAAACGCTTATTAAAAACCTTCCTCTGTTGATTGACGCCGGAATACAGGTAATTTTGTCGCTGATAAAGGGCATAACTAAAATGCTACCTACGTTGATACCAACAATTATCAACGGAATACTTGGCATGATCGATTCCATAATAGACAATTTGCCATTATTGTTAGATGCAGGGGTTCGGCTTATTATGGGGTTAGTACAGGGCGTCATTGAGAGCATACCTGTGCTAATTGAAGCTATTCCAGTACTTATAGAAAAACTAATAGTTACATTAGTAGAAAATTTGCCTTTGATAATTGAAGCAGGTATTCAGTTACTTTTAGCTATAGTTGAAGGTATAGTTTCAGCATTACCAGTAATCATACAAGCGATTGTTGATATGATACCGATGCTAATTCAGACAATAGTAGATTTACTTCCAGACTTAATAGATGCAGGTATAAATATGCTCTTAGCTTTGGTTGAAGGTATTGTTGATGCTTTGCCAGTAATCATTCAATGTATCTGCGATATGATACCAATGTTAGTTAGAACTGTATTAGAGAATTTACCGAAATTGATAAAAGCAGGACTTGAAATTTTAATGGCTATAATCAAGGGTATTTTTGATAATTTACCGATGATTATCAAATGTATCATCGAAATGATCCCTGAAATAGTGAAAGCTATCATAGATAATATTTGGCAGATTGTAAAGGCAGGTGGCGAAGTTATTTGGGGCTTAATTAAAGGAATTGGTGAAGCAGCTTGGAACTTGATAAAAACAGCAGGTTCTATAGCAGGAGACTTCATCAAAGGCTTATGGCAAGGTATCAAAGACATGGGTGCTTGGATTTGGAGAAAAATAAAAGGCTTCTTTAGTGGCATCGTTGATGGTATCAAAAATTTACTAGGAATACATTCACCATCAAAAGTGTTTGCTGATATGGGTGGAAATATGGCAAAGGGTATCGGGGTAGGTTTTGGAGGTCAAATGAAAAGCATAACTAAAGACATGGAGAACGCCATACCAAACTCGCTGGATACTTCAATCAGTCTTAACGGTGTTGCCAAAACCTCCAGCGGAATAACCAGCGGAACAACACGCGAGATTGTAAGAGATAGCGGATTTCAGCCACAATTTAACGGTGCTATATATATCAATAACGACATGGACATTAAAATACTTGCGCAAAAACTAGGACATGAATACAAACGCGCAATTGCAGCACAGGGGGCTTAATTATGAGATGGTGGTTTGAGTTTAACGGAATAAACAGCGAGGATATGGGAATCATCGTCAAAGAACTGCCCGTAATTCCACGCGCTGAACGCAACGCACAGAGAATCATAATACCCGGACGCGACGGACATATGACAATAAGCGACGATACTTATTTATCGGTTGACATACCAATAATTTGTGTTATCCAGAATCCAAACAAGATTGAGTTAATATCTGATTGGTTGTCTGGATCCGGTGATTTGGTTTTGTCATTAGAAACTGACAAAAAATACAAAGCAGAAGTTTTTATGCCTTTTGGGTATAGCCGTATTGCTAAGTTATATCGCGAGTTTGAAGCTGTGTTTTCGGTACAGCCTTGCAGGTATGAGGTAGAGCCGAACATAATATCATTAACTGCGTCCGGTACTATTTATAACCCGGGCACGCGAAAAAGTCTCCCTGTGATAGACGTTTACGGTTCGGGTGAGTTGAAAATTGAGGCAGACCCTGATTACACGACAGAGTATGAAACAAGATATAACGAGTATAGCGCATATAACAATGAAGATATTTATGCTGTTGGCGTGGGTTACGATTCGGACGGTGATGTTGTTGACAACTCAAGTGATATTGACGGGGGCGAAGGGGTAACAACCCTTAAAGGCAAAACCGCTACGAACATAGTGGCTGGCGAAAATATAGCAGATAGTGCAAGCGTAAGTTTTGATACTATTAACGGGGATAAATATTACGACCAACTCAACAGTACAATCATAACAGGTGACGGAACATCTATGGACGCAACCAACAGCACAGGCGGTGTTGCTGATATGGCGGTTATACATCTTAATTCTAGTGGCTTAGAAGATTTAACAGCAGACGAGTGCGATGAAATGTTTCCGTATTGGTTCGACGGAACAAAACACGCTTTAGCTACGCAGAGAATAACAAGCGTTGGCAAGAATTTATGGGATGGAACAATTAAGACCGATACTGGAATATCTGTTTCCGCAGGCACCGAAGGTGATTTTGGAGTTATTGCAGGACCTAAAACTACGGATAAGAACAGATGTGCAGAGGGTAATACTTATGTGGTTAGTGGTGGTAATAGAAATGTATGGAGATTTGAAGATTTAAGCGGCAATAAAATCATATTTACATCAAACAATTCTGCATCTGTTGTCGCTCCGTCTGGCGCACATTACATGTATGTGTATTACTCAAACGATGGAACACACACAGATATTCAAATCGAACTAGGCTCGACCGCCACAGACTACGAAGCGTTCAAATCTGATATTTCCTATATATCAGCACTTGACGGTAGCAGCGACCCAATCGAATTAAGAAGGTTGCCTAACGGCGTATATGACGAAGTTGCACCAGACGGAGCAGGCGGGTATGAGTATATACCAAGAACACAACTTGCTTCGGTTACGGCACTTGATACCTTGTCTGATTTAACTGGGATAAAAGACTCTGCAAGCATAATCAACACTAATAACATAGATTGCATACTAGGCGAAGCACTAGGCGATTATGATTATGTGTTCCCAATTCCTTGTAGCGCAGGGCTAATGGACTTTAGCATAACAAACGGTGATGATGTGCTGTGGGTATTTCCTGATGGCTCAACGTCAACTGCTGACAGACCTGCTGTGACCTTAGCAGGAGCAGGAACGGTTTATCTGTTCGCTTCAAACTTTGGCGATAGTGACGTAAGGATATTAGCCAATGGAACGGACGCTCGATATACTGGTGATTTATCAGATTTGCCGCCTTTGACTTACCTTTTAAGATTACAGGGGGGCTCCCTATTAACTGGGGATTTATCAGATTTGCCGCCTTTGACTAACTTCTTAGATTTGTTTAATTGTTCAAACATAACTGGGGATTTATCAGATTTGCCGCCTTTGACTTACTTTTTAAGATTACAGGGGTGCTCCCTATTAACTGGGGATTTATCAGACTTGCCACCTGTGACTTACTACTTAAATTTACAGGGGTGCTCCCTATTAACAGGAGTATATTCTGCTGTAAACGGAAGCAACGTGCCAACAACAGTATTGACAGGCACTGGTTTGAGTTCAACCGATATGGACAATACCCTAATTGCTTATGCGGCAACCACAAAAAATGGCGGCTCTTTTACGGCAACAGGAATGACAAGAACAGCCGCTAGTGATGCGGCAGTAGCAACGCTAACAGGCGCACCAAGATTGTGGAATATAATAGGAATAACGAAGGTGTAAATTATGTATAAGAAATTTAAAGAGCACAAAGCAAAAGATAAAATTGGTAAAGATGATATGGTGTTGATGAGCCACGCAGAGTTTATTAAAATGGGCAAAGACCTAAAGGGAGTTCCTGTTTGCATAACTCCAGACGGTAAAGAGCCTGTGGAAGTAAAAGAAGAATTGGACTACACACCATCAGTTTCGACCAGAACAATTCCTACGTTAGAGCAAATGAAGGAGGCAGAGAAGAATGGATGTGACATATTTATCGAAGAGATACAACCTAGTCAGAGACGATAACGGCTACTGGACAACAGAAGTCACTGCATTTGCTGATGGCGATTTGTACTACGAGCTAGAGACACCAGCAGCCGAAGCAATCACGACACCAGATGCTTTGACTGTTTACAAAGATGGTACAATTTACATTGATGCTTACGATGATAGTGCGGAGCTTACCAAAACGGATAGCTTGATTCCAAAAACTTTTGTAGAATATTCCGTGCCGTACATAGCGAAAAAAACAATAGTAACATTTAGCGAGACAGACACAATAGAAGTCTCATCAACTGCCGGCGAAGATAAGGTAACAATCAATAGCGATATAGAAGAATGTTATTATGGTAGCGCATCACGTAACAGTAAAGTGTCGGGTAGTTTCCCAAAGCTTTTACCGGGCGAAATAACAGTAACGCTTGGTGCTGGAATAACAAAAGTTGACATAACGGGGAATTGGAGGTGGCATTAGTTGATAACGATTTATAACGCAACAGAAACCGTATTTACGTCGCTTGGGCTTGGTGCTCTTGTGCCTATATTGTGTCAAGTTACAGCGGATATTAACGGACAGTACGAATTATATATGGAACATCCGATTGATGAAAATGGTAAGTGGGAACATATTGCAAACGATAAAATTGTTAAAGCACCAACGCATGACGGTGACCAGCTATTTAGAATTTATAACGCAGTAACAAACCCGGTTACCGGACGGATAGACATAAACGCTCGGCATATCTTTTACGACTTGCTTGATAACTTGCTTGAGGACACAAGACCAACTGTCAAAGACGGTGAAGATGCCGGCGAAGCGATACTTGATGGGTGCCAATACGAAACGGATTTTACTTTTACAAGCGACATCGAAGATATATCAACGGCATATTATATCCGCGTAAATCCAGTTAACGCGTTTATAGGTAGCGCACTCGACCAATCTTTTATTAATCGGTGGGGCGGTGAGATACGCAGAAATAATTTTGCAATATCAATCAACGAACGGCGCGGAAGTGATAAGGGTATACGAATTGCTTACGGTAAAAACTTAACAGGACTTCAAGCAACAGAAGACATATCAAATATGTACACTCGTATCATCCCAACGGCTGTAGACGCAAGCAACGTGGTTTTTTATACTGCCGCTAAATATTACGATTCTGATTTGATTGACAATTACGCGCATCCTAAAATTGGTGTTCTTAACACAGGTATTCGCGTCGGGATGTTAGTTGATGGCTCGGTAGCGTATGAAACAGAAGCAGAAGCAAAAACAGCAATGGCCGCAATGGCAGCAGCAGCTTTTGAGGCAGGTGCAGACAAGCCGAAGCTAACCATTAACGTATCTTTTATTAGGTGGCAAGATACCGACGAATACAAGGCATACAAAGACCTTTACACGCTTGAACTAGGCGATGATGTGACGGTGGACTATGAGCCGTTAGATTTAACTTACGATTTGCGCGTTACGTCCATTATATGGGATGGAGTGCTGGACAAAGCTGTATCTTTAACGCTTGGCGATTTAGAGCCGAACATAGCGCAGACTGTGGCTGATTCTGATATTAATTTAGCGGCTTTGAGCAACGATGTTGCTGGTGCTTTGCAAGAGGGTACAGCCTACAATAACGTTACTATAACACACGAAGATGGGTTTATTACATCTGCGACAATTAGCGGCGTGCTCGTTGAGGTCAAGCAAAACGCGCAAGACGGGTTTGCGCTGTACGCTGACAGTGTCTATGTCGGTGGATTAAAAATAATAGACGGCGAAGCGGTACTTGTAAGTAACAGACTTACTAACGACGTTGACGGCGATTGTTATGCGGTGATTGGCGAGTTTGTTGACGGTGGCACTACCTTAAAAGGTATCGACATTTTTGATAAGGATAACTCAATATCTGTCCCATCTGGACGGATCACAACATACAACGGCAATGTTTATATTGACGCAGAAAACGGCAGCAGGCTTATTCTAAGTGATGGTTTTAACTTGACTGATGGGAACGGAGAAATAAGGTTGCTTTTAGGTGATGCCACAAACGACATACTTTTATATGACAAGTCAGGCAATATCGTTCTTGGTCATTTAGTTGGCACAAGTAGCTATCTCAAATACGGAAGTAACTGGCTTGGAGTCGATTCTACAGGGGCTTTTAAACAAATTGGTAGCACAAAAACTTACCTATAAGGAGGCATTATGATACAAAAATCAATCACATTAGACTTGTGGAAAGAATATAGGCAGCCTATTGAGTTAGTGCAACATGAAGAAGAAGGAAGAACAATAAACATATCGCTAACCAGCGGTGGCGAAGCGGTAGATTTAACAAGCGCATCTGTGACGTTTAATATGACAAAAAGCAGCACTGTTATATATAACTCTTGCACGATTGTAGACGCAACGGCAGGAAAAGTAGCGGTTTTGCTCACAGAAACAATTTGCGATACAGTGGGAACATTTGATGCGTTTATTGAGATTATTAAAACTGATGTCGTTTTACGTACACGTAACTTTGACGTGACTGTTAATTCAAGCGATGACAATTCAGAGGCAATCGAAGGATCGTCGGAGTTTACGGCGTTAGTAGCAGAGTTAGCACAGATATCGACTAATGAGTCAGCCATAGCGGCGATTGAAGCTGATTACGTACCAAGAGTATCAACCAATGAAGCCGACATAGCGGCGATTGAAGCTGATTACGTACCAAGAGTAACAAGCGTTGATGATGAGATAGCTACATTTAATGGTACAGACGGAAGTATTCAGAGTAGTGGAATAAAACCATCAAACAAAAACCACATCATAAACGGCAACTTTGATGTATGGCAGAGGGGAACGAGCTTTAGTACAGGGTTTAATGCCGATAGATGGATATTTAATTTGTCTGGCGCAACGGTAACTTCTTCACAGCAAACATTTACGGTAGGGCAAACAGACGTGCCTCACAATCCAATGTATTTTTTACGCAATGCTTGTGCGACAGGAAACAACAACTCTAGGCTAGAACAAAGGGTTGAAGATGTTACACTCTTTTCTGGCGAAACAGTCACTTTTAGTTTTTGGGCAAAAGGTACAAACCCTACTGGTGGAGTTTTCAATGTTTCAGCACAGCAAGACTTTGGCTCTGGTGGCAGCACATACGTTGAAGTTCCTGCGTCTACAGATTTAACCATTACGGCGAGTTGGGTTAAATATACCTTTACAATTGACATTCCTAGTGTCAGCGGTAAAACAATCGGAGCTAACAACTCTATGACAATAGGAATTTCACAGCCCAACAGTGATACAGGCACAGACGCATGGACACTAGACATCGCCCAAGTCAAACTAGAAAAAGGTTCGATTGCAACGGAGTTTGTTGCTAAGACGTATGCGGAAGAATTGAGCGATTGTCAGAGATATTATCAACAAGATAGTGTTGATGGACATCCTGCAAGTGCGTATTCAACAACTAGAGTTTCTACAAGTATTTATTTTAAGGGAACGATGAGAGTAGCACCGACAATAGCATTGTCAAGCGTGGTTCTTGTTTCTGGATTGGGAACGTATGACTCCGTTGTCGCGTACAGAGCATATGCAAACGAAGCACACCCGCAACTTGTAACGGTCGGCGCAACCGATGGGTATGGCGGTTATGCTAATTTTGATTACACAGCAGATGCGGAATTATAAAAAGGAGAATATTATTGGGATTGCCAGCTTTGAAGTACGTCAAAGGCAAGATTGTTGAAACCGTCGAAGCTGACTTTGCCGAAGAAAAAGCGGTAATTGAAGCAGCGAAAGAAACCGTTACGTTAAAAGAAACATTAAAAGAAAAGATGTTTACCGATTGGCTGAAAACGCAAACAAGCGCAGATGCGGTTAAGCTGACGAAAGCAAAGGAGAAAGTATGTTACGAGATAAAATATTAGAAGTAGCTAAATCGTATCTGGGCACACCGTATTCGAAACTTGATTGTTCGGCTTTTGTGAGAGCGGTGTTTCGTCAGTTTGATTACGAGTTAGATAGGGTATCGGCTACACAAGGCAAGACGCTTTACAACAAGGGCATAGCGAAAAGGGTTAGCGGTACTACTACCGAGATTGCAAGCAAGTTGCAACCGGGCGATTTGATTTGGTGGGCAAATCCTAAGTACACTTGGCGGTGGTTAAAGATACATCATGTAGGAATCTACGCAGGTAACGGCATGATATACGACAGCGCAGGAGTAGGCGTTAGGTTTAGAAGTTTATGGGAAACGTCAAGCTGGCAGATAGTTTTAATAGCAGATATAACAAATCTGTTAAAATATGAAAACGAGGAAGGAGAAACAGTGGATATTTATGTAAATGAAAAATTGTTAGGAACAGCACCAGAGGGCGCACTTGTGACTTTCAAGGTATCAGGCGGAGCAATACCAACACCTGTGCCTGTACCAAATCCAGTATTGAAAAAAGTAAAATATACAGGTTCGGGCGCAAACATACGTGCTTTACCAAAAGCAACAGGAAGTAAGATGGGAGTAGCAAAAAACGGAGATGTTTTTGAAACTAAAGCAAGCACAATAACAAAGCCGTACATGGCGATTATTTACAACGGAAATGTTGCTTACGCATACAACAGCGGTGGAACACATTTCAGGTACGTATAGACAACTAAGCGAAAGGGCGAATTTAAAATGAATGAACTATGGTATATTGTAATCGGGGCAGGCATATCATTGGTAATGGGCGGACTATATAAACTCATTACGTTGGCTGTCAAAAAAAAGTATAAATTGCACGATGTTGACGATGACGCTATTAAAGCTAACGCAAAAAACATAGACGCTTTGCGAAAAGAACGGCACGACAAGGAGGCTGTTTGTACTCAAAGGTTTGATTTAATTGACAATGCTATACCACCTATCTTATATAGTTTGTACGCAATTATGGTTACTATGGAAAACGGCAAGATAAACGGTGAAATCACGAAAGCGAAAGAATTTTTCTCGGACAGTTTCAAGCAAGAGTTTTCCGTGAAGCATAGGCATAAAGGAAAAGAGGGTTGACAAACAGCGCATGACATCGTGCTAAGTGACCATTCACGCTCTTTTCGTTCGTAATATTAGCACGAAAGTAAGCATAAACTACCCACATCGAAATAACGTGGGTAGAAAAACTGTTTTATTGCATTTTAACTTTCCGAAAGTTAGAAAGTTGAAAAAG